AGCGGTGAGGGCGATGTCGAGTTCGGAGATCCGCAGCCGGTGAAGGTCGAATACGTCGCCGCGCGTACAGGTCTCAGTAAGCCCGTGGTGGCGTTCGCGTCCCACGCTGAATCGCGGCCGAACGCCGCCCAGAACTCCTCTGCCGCCGAGGTGGGGGTCACAGAAAAGGAGGGGCCCATGGCCACCTTGCAGGAAGCCCTCGTGGAGCGCCTCGGCATTCCGGCCGACGCCGACGAGGAAACCACCATCGCTGCCCTCGACGAGGCACTCGCCGAGCGCGCCAGCGAAACCCCGGAGTCGGGGACTGAGACGGCGCCGGCCGAGCCGGTCGCCGCCTCTTCCGGCCACGATGTCGTCACGGTCGATCGCGGCCAGTGGGAAACGGCTCTCGCCGAAGCTGCGCTCGGACGCAGGGCGTTCGAGGCGCAGGTCCGCGCGTCGGACGAATCCCTCGTGTCCGCGGCGATCCGCGACGGCAAGTTCCCGCCCGCCCGTCGCGATCACTGGCTGGCCTCGCTGGCCGCCGACCGCGAGGGAACCACAGCGACGATCGAGTCGCTGGCCAAGGGCCTCATCCCCGTCGCCGAGGTCGGGCACGGACAGGACGTCGGCAATGACGACCTCGGAACCTACAGCTGGCCGGGCGAACCGGCCTCGACGAAGGAGGCCTGATCATGGCGAACGAAAACATCGGTGTGTACGAGCCCGGACGCGACCTCAGCGGACGCGCCAGCGCCACTGTCGTCGGCAAGCGGTTCCTGAAGATCTCCGGCAACCGGTCCAGCGGCAACATCGCCGTCGCCCACGCCGACGCCGCAGGCCGAGTGTGCGGTGTGTCCAAGTACGACGCAGCATCCGGCGACATCGTCGGCGTCGCACGCGGTAACTCGCGCGTGACCTTCGTGACCGCGGCCGCCAACATCGCCGCCTTCGCCGAGGTCGAGGTCGGCACCAACGGCCAGGCGATCACCAAGACATCGGGCATAGCCGTCGGCTACGCCGTCACCGCAGCCACCTCCGGCGGCGACGCCGAGATCAGCCTCTACTGAAAGGGCGGACATGCCTACTCCCTCCCCGGTGACCTACCCGCTCGGCGGGCCCGTCATCGCCAACAACCAGATCACCGTCGACCTGGCGCTCAATCAGCCCGCGCTGATCACCCGCCGGATCTCCGATCTGACCCTGCAGAAGTTCATCGCCCCGCTGATCTTCACCAGCTCGGGCCAGGCCGTCACCGGCGGCGCGGTGCGCTACCAGCAGGCGACCGCCAACGAGCTGTACACCAGCCGCGACATCGAGCAGCGCGGGCCGACGGACGAGTACCCGACCGTCACCGCGGATCGGCTGGACGAGAAGCTCGCGAAGGTGGAGGACTGGGGCGGTAAGTTCCCGATCTCGGACGAGGCGCGCAAGCGCAACAACGTCACCGAGCTGAACCGGAACACCACCGCTCTGTCGAACACCATCGTGCGCAAGGTGAACACCCGCACGATCGCGGCCCTCGATGCGGCGATCACGGCGCTCGGCGGCGCCGGCACGTTCGTCGGCAAGAACTGGTCGACGGCGGTCACCAACGGTGTCAGCCCGACCGCGAACAACGCTCTACCGCAGTCCGACTTCGCGAAGGCGCAGCTCCTCGCGGATCAGGACGAGCTCGGTGTCACGTACAACCTGTGGATCGTCAACCCGCAGGAAGCGGCGAACCTCGCCACCACGTACGGCCCGGCCCTGCAGGCGCTGCTCGACTACTACAAGATCGAGCTGTTCTCCTCCAACCGCGTCACCGCCGGCACGGCCTACGTCGCGGAGAGGGGCGCGGTCGGCTTCCTCGACTACGAGGAAGGACTCACCACCGAGTCGTGGCGCGAGCCCGGCAAGAAGACGTCGTGGGTCCAGTCGTACGTGCTGCCGGTGTTCGGGGTGACGAACCCGTACAGCGTCCGCAAGGTCACCGGTCTGGCGGGCTGATCACCATGGCCGGACGCACTATCTGGCACGCCATCTTCGAGTGGTTCGAAGATGGCAAGCGGCACTACGCCTACCGCGGTGAGGTCGTCGACATCCCCCAGGACGTCATCGACCAGTACGAGAAGTTCGGCGTCTTCGACGCCCCCATACCTGACCCGGAACCCCAGCCTGCAGTCGCTGAGGATGCTCCCGCAGAGGATTCGCCCGAGGGAGATTCCGGCGATGGGGACAAGGGCGACTCGCCCGTCGGTGACGAGAACTCTGGTGACTCCGGTTCCGGCAACGGTGACACCGGCGCGCCGGTCCGTCCGAAGCGGGCCGCGCTGGCGAAGGACTGGGAGGACTACGTCGTCGCACTCCACGAGTTCACCGACGGCAAGGACGGGCTGACCCGGGTCGAGGCTGAGGCCGCGACTCGGGAAGCGTTGATCGCCCAGTTCGGCACGAAGTGATCGGAAGGGGGCGGCAGTGACTGTTTTCGCCGACTTCACGGAACTTGAGGAGTACCTCCGCCCCCAACCGGTCGACAACGAGGTTCGAGCGACGCTGCTGCTCGAGATGGCCGCGAACCTCATCCGCCGTCAGGTGTCCGACGTCGACACCAACACGGAGTACGCGTCGACCGGCAAATTCGTTCAGCTCGAGATGGTCGCGGACGCGCTGGCACCCGGCGAGTTCCGGGGCCGGACGTCGTTCTCGGTAAGCCTCGACGACGCGGTGGAGTCCGCCACGCTGGCGAATCCAACAGCGACGCTGGTACTTACGGGTGCGCAGCTGAAGCTGTTCGGGCTGTCGGACACACCGCGACCGTCATGGAACTTCGGAGACGAACCATGTCGATGATCAATCGGTTCTTCGTCTGGCCGATCACCGTCGAGCGGCACCTCGGCGGCAACGCCCGCAGCAAGTCGTACGCGGCACCGGACAACTCGCTGCGGGCGAAGGTCACCATCGGCCGCGAACTGATCACCGACGCTGACGGCCGCGAGGTTGTCACCACCGCGAAGGTGCACCTGCCTGTGGGAACGCCCCGGATCCCCGCCGAATCGCTCGTGACCCTTCCCGAGCGATTCGGCGGCTCCAAGGTGCGTGTCGTCGCGGAGGCGGTCCGCGACAGTGGCCGGCCAGCGCTGCCGAAGTTCTATCGGCTCGATCTTTCGTAGGAGGTTCGATGGCGCAGCTTCGATGGGAACCGAATGTGATCGGCGCCAACGAGGAGGATCTTCGCCAGTGTGGTGACGCCCTACTCGATGACGCGAAGGCGCTGGCCCCCGACCTGTCCGGTGACATGAAGCGAAGCGGCTTCGTTCGCGTCGAGGGCGACACCGTCGTCATCGGGTTCGGCGCCGAGTACGCCGTGAAGCAGCACTTCCGCAGAGACTTTCAGCACCCCCGCGGCGGTGAGGCGTTCTTCCTGAAGAAGGCGATCGACAACTCCGGTCCGGTCCTCGAGCAGATCCTGGCCGAACAAATCCAGCGGAGGCTCGGCGGATGAAGTTCTCCACCACATCGAACGAGCTGCTGGCGGCGCTCGGCCTGTACCTCGCCGGGCTCGACCTGGTCCAGTACAGCGAAGCCGACGACGTCGTCTACGACGAGGACCCGGATCTTCCGGTGTACGTGTGGCGTGATCTGCCCGCCGACCCGGACACCGCGGTGTCGGCGACCGTCACCAACGACGCCCGGGACCGCGACCACTGGAACCCGGACTACTACGTCCGCCTCCGGGTCCGCACCGCCGAGAACGCGACTCTCGACGCCGACGATCTCGCCGACCGGTTCTTCAACCATCTGCACGTCCCGGATCACTACTACCAACCACAGACGTGGCCTGGCGGTGTCCGGGTCATTGATGTCCGCAGGGTCGTGCGGGCGCAGTCCGCAACGGACTCGAACAACCGCTTGATGCGGGCCGACTCCTATCGGATAACCCTCAACCCACCAGGAGAAATCTCATGACTGCACCTCAGCCTTTGCTGCCCCCGGACACCTCGAACATGGACGCCACCCTTGCCCGTAACTGGGCGGTCCGCGTCAAGATCGGCGGTGCCTGGACGTGGATCAAGGGCATCAACAGCTTCGACGCCCCGATCTCCGATTCCCTGCAGGAGGCCGGCGACTACCACTCCGGCGCCTGGGGTGCGCAGATCTCTACCGAGAAGGCGTGGGTCGCCACGATCGGCGTCGGCCGCAAGCTCGACCCGACCAAGGCCCCCGACCCGGGCGTCGAGTACCTGCGAGGTCTGGGTGTCGAGGTCGGCTCCGACGGCATCGCCGAGATCCAGTGGTGGCGCACCGACGGACTGCCCGACGCCTACCAGGGCCGCGGCACCGTCAACTTCGCGTCCGCCGGCGGCGACAAGACCGGCCTGCAGGGTGGCACCATCACGATCACCGGGTACGGCAAGCTCAACAAGATCGAGAAGCCGACCGCCGTCGCCATCAACGAGGTCCAGCGCCTCGACATCCTGAGCGCCCCCACCAGCTTCAAGCTGAAGGTCCTGGCCGCCGAGACTTCGGCGCTGACCGTGTCCTCGCTGGACGCGGCAACGCTGCAGACGGCAATCACGGGTCTGGCGCCGATCGGGTCGGGCAACTGCACGGTCACGGGAAGCAACGCCGCCGGGTACGTGTTCACCTTCGCCGGCGCGCTGGCCGGTGTCGATGTGCCTACGCTGCAGGTCACCACTCTCGTCGGCGGAACCGACCCCGTGGTTACCGTCACTGTGGTTACCCAGGGTCATCCCGCCGGATAGCCAGTGTCCTTCGACGACGTCGACGAGTACCTCGACCCGGGCTTCCGCATCACTATCGGTGAGCGGGAGTTCCGGGTCGGGGCCCCGTCGGCGGCCACCGTTCTGCGGCTGCACCGCAAGCTGGTCACGAAGCCGGAATGGTCACTACCCGCCGAACTCGACGAGATCCGCAAACTCCTCGGAAATGCCTGGGACGACCTAGTCTCCGCCGAAATCGCCGAGCTGAAGATCCTCCACGTCGGCCGCGCTGTCATCGCGAAGCACGCACTCGACGCCGATGCCGCGATCGAGTACTGGACTACCGGCACGATCGGGGCCAAACCGGTTGAGACGGAACCGCCCAAACCGAAGGATGATTCGGTGCCCGGACGCTACGGCCCATTCGACCCCGGTGGCGGACCGTACCGCGAAGAGTTCGGCGACCGCGAGTGGTACAACCCGCCGCACATGGCCCCCGCATTCAACAAGCAATCCCAGGCGACGAAACAGAACATCACCTGGGCAGATCTCCTCGAATCGTGGACTGACCTCGAACTCGACTTCCAGTCGGTAGGCATCGACCTCGGTTCCGACATCCTCACCCGACGCCCGTGGCGCTGGTTCGAAATCCGTGTTGCCCACTTCGTGCGCACGCCGACTTCCCAGCTACGGCAGGCGATCGCTCAGCGAAAGGATCACGATGGCAACGGTCCTCACTGACCTCAATGAGATCTACGATCCCGACCTGTACCTGCCGATCCGCGGCATGGTGTACCGGATCCCGGCGCCGACGATCGTGGAAGCGGACCGTCTGCGGACCTTGGTGTGGGAATCGGAGCTCACGTCCCAGGAGCTGCACGACGAGATCGTGAAGATTCTCGGGCCTGCCCATCAACAGATGGTCGACGATGAGATCCCCGCCCCGTACCGCGACCACGCGGGCTGCACGGCCATCGTGCACTTCGGTGCGTCAACTCAGCTGGGCCGCGAGTACTGGATGTTCTCCTTCCTCGGCGAGTCGATCGACATCGATGCGTTGATCGCCCGATTGCTCGACCGCAATGAGGACCTCGTCCCGGCGGCCGGCGCGGTGGCTGATGGCGACTAGAGTCGCCGAGCTGTACGCGGAGCTGACTCTCCGCGACAACAGCCTCAATGACGGCCTCGAAGGTGCCCGGGACAACCTGAACCAGCTGGGTCAGGCGTCGGATCAGGCAGCCACACAGGCGCAGCGCGCTGCAGCACGGCAGGCCCAGGCGTACCGAGAGCTGCAGAAGGAAACCGAGAAGGCGTACAACGCCGCCCGCACCCAGGCGTCGCGCGCCGTGACCGCGACCGAGCGTGTCGAGGTCGTGCAGCGGCGCCTCGCCGACGCGGTGCGTGAGCACGGGCAGGAGTCTGAGCAGGCACAGCGGATCGAACGCCAGCTCACCCAGGCTCGCGGCGATGCCGAGCGCATCACCCGTAACGCCGAACGGGCGAACGACAATTACCGAATCTCGTTGCAGCGCAGTGAGCAGTCGCAGCGCGACGCGTCCCGGGCTGCCGAGCAGGCGGGAACAAGTCTGCGCGATCTGATGCAGACCAGTGAACGCACGGGCCGAAGCATGCGCGAAGCCATTCCCGACGAGGGGCAGGTGAACCGTTTCTCGAGCGCTCTCACGCGGGCAGGTGAGGGCATGGCCTCCCTGGGCGGCAGTGCTGGCGGCGGCATGGGTGGCGAATTCGTGTCCGGGTTCGCATCCCGCGTCCAGGGTCTTGGCGGCAAGGGTGGCCCGATCGTGGCCGCCCTCGCCGGGGTGGCTGTGATCGGTGTGGCTGCTGGCGCTGTCCTGGCGGGTGCGATCGCCGACGGGATGGAGCAGGAGAAGGGCCTCGACCTCATTCAGGCGAAGTTGGGTACCGATGAGGACACCGCCCGCCGAATCGGCGAGGCCGCCGGAATGTCATACACCAGCGGGTGGGGCGAATCTGTGGCCGGGAACATGGACGGCATCCGGGCTGCCATCCAGGCCGGACTCCTCACCGGGGAAGAAGACACGTCGATGTTCAAAGAGACCATCGATCAGCTGAACATCGTCGCCGACCTCATGGGCGAAGACGTTCCCGCGGTTGCGCGCGCTGCCGGCCAGGCAGTGAAGAACGGTATCGCCAAGGACGGCACCGAGGCGTTCGACCTGCTCACGCGGTCGGCGCAGGGAAGCCTCAACGTCTCCGAGGATCTGCTCGACTCTCAGGTGGAGTACTCCACGCAGCTCCGCGCACTCGGGCTCGAGGGGGCCGAGGGTTGGGCGCTGGTCTCGCAGGGCGTCAAGGCCGGCGCCCGCGACACCGACGTCGTCATCGACGCGCTGAAGGAATTCAAGCTCCGTGCCACCGACGGCACCGCGGCCGCTGCGGTCGGTTTCGACAAACTCAACCTGAATGCTGAGGCATGGGGCGCCGCAATGAACGAGGGTGGTGTCGCCTCCCGGAACGCGATGGCAGACGCACTCCGAGGACTGCAGGCGATCACGAACCCGACGGAGAAGAACGCCGCAGCCCTCGCATTGTTCGGCACCAAGTTCGAAGATATCCAGGGTGCAGCGTTCGCATTGAACCTTGATACCGCTGTCAAGCAGTTCGGCGAGGTCGAGGGCGCGGCCTGGGAAGCCGGAAACACTATGGGGGACAACACCGCATCGCAGTTCGTTTCCGCGCAGCGCACCATCGAGACCTCGGCGAACGCCATCAAACTGGCTCTCGCGGAGGCGTTCGGGCCCGGCATGACACGGGCCGCGCAATGGGTGACCGAACACAAGCCGGAGATCATCGGATTCTTCGCGGAACTCGCAACGGGCGCCCTGACGACGCTGGACGGCATGATGGCGTTCTCCTCCGGCGCGCTGCGGGCGTGGGCGTTCTTCGCCGAAGGTGTCGGCGGGACCATCGGTACGGTCGTGCAGCAAATGGCTAGCCTCGTCGACGCCCAGGCCAGTGTCCTCGACCTGATCCCCGGCATGGGCGGCCAGGCCGACGACTTGCGGGGCATCGCCGATGGTATGCGCGGCTTCGCGGAGTCTGTCGGCACCGCAGGCGAGAAGGCCCGCGGTATGGCCGACCTCATCGACTCCGCACGTCCCACGATCCAGGGGATGCGTGACGACGTCGCTGAGGCCGGGCAGGCCGCAGTGAACTCGGAATTAATGATGCGTGCCCTCGGTGAGGGTGTGAACGCGGTCCCGAGCGAGAAGAACATCATCATCTCGGACACCAGTCCTGAGGTCATTGCGAACCTCGAGGGGCTGAATCTGAAGACCCGCACGTTGGAGGACGGCACCGTTGAGGTGTACGCCGACACCGCGGCGGGCCAGAAGATTATCGATGACTGGATTCATCAGCCGCGCAATGTCGACGTCGCAGTTCGCGTCTCGGCGCTGGCGGCGGCGGAGAACGAAGCCAGCCGACTGGCTGCCGCGACCACGAACGAAGCGTTGGAGAAGTCGGGCGGCTACGTCCACTACGCGGCGGGCGGTATCGAGGACCACAACGCGCAGATCGGAAACGGTCGCACCCGCATCTGGAACGAACCGGAAACGGGCGGCGAAGCTTACATCCCGCTCGCGGCGGGCAAGCGCGCCCGGTCGATCGCCATCCTCAACAACGTCGCTGAGCGATTCGGTATGGCGTTGGTGAAAGGAGAAACCGGCAAGATCTTCCGCGGTGACCCCAAGTCGCTGACGGATGAGACGGATCCGACCGGTTGGCGTGCCCTCCTGGGTGGCGAATACAACGGAAAGCTCCGCCGATTCGGCATCGAAGAGGATCACCCGCTGGTTAATGCAGTGTTGAGTGGACGCGCGATCGTCCACGATGGCGACTACAGCAACCTGAGCAAATACGGCATCGAAGAGGACAGTCCGATCGTTCAGGCGCTCCTCGGCTTGCACAACGTGTCCTTGTTCGCAGACGGCGGAATCGTCGACAGCCTCATCGGCATTCAACAGTCGAAGTTCCCTGCCCTGCAGGTGACGGACAGCTACCGGCCCGGGGCGGCGGACTATCACGGTGCCGGCCAGGCGGTGGACTTCTCCAACGGGTCCGGCAACACGGACGAGCAACTGGCGTTGGCGAACTACCTCGCCGACAACTACAAGGACCAGCTCGCCGAGCTGATCTACATCGACCCGCGGTTCGGGCGTTGTATCAAGAACGGTGAGTTCGTCCCGGACAGCTTCTACGCGGACGCCGGTGACCACACCAACCACGTCCACGCGGCAGCGAAGGAGCCGTTGGGAGGGCCGTCCACCAAATCGTCGACGTCGCCGGACAACCGCAGCGAACGCGAGAAGATCGTCGACACGATCGTCGCCGAAGGACGCCGCCGGGGCATCTCGGAGAAGGGAATCAAGGCCGCCATCGCAGCCGGGCTCGCCGAGACAGATCTGCAGAACCTGGACCACGGGATGGATGGCGACAACGCCGGGATCCTGCAGCAGCGGGACAACGGTGCGTGGGGGACGTTGGAGGACCGAAAGGACCCCGCGCGGGCGGCGGGCATGTTCTACGACAAGCTCGACGACTTCGACTACGAAAGCATGGATCCGGCCGACGCAGCTCAGAAGGTGCAACAGTCGGGAACCGCGGATGGGTCGAACTACCGGGCGGAGCTCGCCGAGGCCGACCAGCTGTATGCCGACTCGGTAGCCCGTGGAACAGCCACGTCACCGACTTCCAGCGGTTCGGCGGCGGCATCGTCCTCACCGTCGATGTCGGGCGGCACCCAGGACGTGCGGGTGACGAACTTCGGTGATCTTGTCGACGCGCTGAAGGCGGGTGCCGACACGGATGGCGAGGAGGAGCGGCGGCCGCGGCTCGTCGGGAACCTCCGCATGTACGCCAACGGGGACATCCGCAATGGGCACGAACCGCAGATCGCCCGGCCTGGCGATTACCGGGTGTTCGGTGAGGAGGAGACCGCCGGCGAGGCGTACATCCCGTTCTCGACGTCCAAGCGGGCGCGTGCGTTGGCGATCTGGCGTGAGACTGGCCGCCGTCTCGGTGTCGCCGAGTTCGCCGGTGGCGGCTTCGGCGGTTACTCCGGGGCGGATACCGAGGACTACATGAAGCCGAAGAACCTGTATGACGCCGCGGCGCTGGCCACGGGTATCGGATTCACCGCGGTCTCGGGTGCCTCCAACATCGTCGGTATGGCCCAGTCCGGGCAGTGGGATCTGTCGAAGCTGGTGCCCTCGTTTGACACCAGCAACAACGACATCCCTGGTCTCAGTGGCGCTTTTGAGCAGGTGACGCAGCAGCTCGAGCAGATCGCTGAGACGCTGCAGAAGGGCGGGATGATTCAGGTGGATATCGATGTCGATTCCAATGGTGTGCCTTCTGTATCGTTCACGAAGGCGGGTCTCGGGTGAGGGCGGAGCAGTTCACCATCGTGGGTGTCGACGAGGCCGAGTGGCCGATCGGTGAGATCGACGAGCCCGGCACGCTGATCCGGGTCAAGGACATTACCGGCCTCGGCGGCGCCGGGTTCTCGCACGATGACGACCAGAACGCCGACCAGGCGGGTGTGACGTGGCGTGACGCGATGTACGACCCGAACATCATCGGGATGACGATTCGGTCGCAGCTGATGCCGGGTGATCAGGCTGTGTCGGTGGAGAAGGCGCTGCGCCGCTCGCTCGGGTTCCAGGCTGGCCGGCGGTTGGGGGAGTTCCGCGTCGACTCTCTCCTCGATGGTGAGCCGCACCGCCGATTCCAGGTGTGGCGGTTGGCATCGACGCTGGCCAGCCCCACGTACAGCACCACGCAGCGGCTCGGGTACTTCGAGATCAAGGACGTCGCCCTGCGGTCGGACGAGTCGTGGTGGCGCACCGACCCGTATGAGCGGACCCTGTTCGCGGGGGACTTCGCCGGGGCCACTGTCGACAACGTGTCCGACGAGGACGTGTGGCCGCATTTCGCGCTGACCGGTCCGATCACCTCGCCGACGCTGGGACTGAACGGTGAGGCGGTGCCGTTGCCGACGATCGGCGCCGGGCAGACCTGGACGATCGAGACCGACCCCGATTGGTTCCAGATCAACGACCACACCGGTGCTGACCGGACGTGGCCCGGCCGCCGCTGGTACAAGAAGGCGCCGGCCGACACCACCGATATCCCGCTCACGATCACCGGCACGGGAACCACCGGCGCGACGAAACTCGTAGTCACCCTGCCGCAGCTGTACGGGACCTCCGCGTGATCAACGCCCCCGGGTATGCACGCCCGACCGCCGCCCCGGTCGACGGCTTCGACATCGAACTCGGCAAGCGCAACGGCACGAAGATCGAGTGGACGCCGCTCGGCTCGTACAAGGCTGCCGAGTTCGGCTGGCACTTCTTCGATCCCGCGAACTTCCAGATCGACCTCAAACCGGACCACCGCCTGATTCCCGAGCTGACCGGGCTGCGGCGCAAGGCGATCCACGTCCGCACGTTCCGGAACGGGAAGCCGTACACCGGCCGCCTGATGCAACGCC